CAGTACCAAGGGTCTTTAGGCTATCCCCCTTGCGGGATGCGGCTTCAAGTTCGATGGGCAGAACGTTGGACGAACCACGCATGAAGTTGCCGATTGTGTTAAGTTGCTGGCCGGAGCGGATGTTGTTGATGGCGTTCTGGAACGTGATGTCGTTGAACGACAGAAGGTCGGCCTTCGCGCGACCCTGCTGGGTGGCGTAGCCGAGGTTCTTATTCCGGGCGACGTCAGCCTCCGTGATCATCACCTGGTTGCCGGACTGGTCGCCGGCAAGGTTAGCGCCGGTTACTTCAACAGGCGCGCGTACGTCAGCCACGGCGGCGTCGGCTTCGGCAGCTCGCTTGGCGGCTGCTTCCTTCATTCCGGCTTCCGTGGTGTCTCGGCCGGACTTGTTCAAAGACTCGTCAACAACGGCATCTGCCTGCTGCTGGAAACCCTTCTGTCGTAGGCTTTCGGCAAGCCGCGCGCCTTCCATAGCCTTGGAGGCACGTCGCGCGCCGGCGGCCTGCGCGGCAGATCCTGCGGCGGTAAGGGCAAGGGCGAATGCGACAGGGGTACACATCGTTTATCGGGAGGGAGGGATGACGACTTCCTGGTAGGTTCCAGGCTTGATGCCGAGAATCTCACCGACCGTGGGCGTACGCTGGATAGGTTGCGCCATCGGGATGGGAGCAATCTTCTGCACCGGAGCATTAGGCATCTGGCTGATTTCGCTACGCATCATATGCACAGGCTGATTAGCCTCGGCGACGGCATCGGCGATGCTCTGACCGGGACGTCGAGGAAGGACGCCGTACTGACCGCCGTTAGCGGCTGCGTCTTCGGGACGGATGCCGGCATCAAGCGCGCGCTGTTCGGCGACGAACTGGGCAAGCTGTTGGACTTGAGGAGTACACATAAAATTATTTAACGACGCGGTTCTTTGAAGATTTGATACCGACGAGACTCTTGAATGGATCTAGACCAGGACCGCCAGAGTAGTATCCTGCGTTCTGGGCAGCGGAGAGCATGCCGGTCGTGTTGGCGAACAGGTTGGCGACAGGGTTGAAAGCCTGCTGTTGCTCAAGGATGCCTGCGGATCGCAGGGCATTCTGGGCGGCCAGTTCCGGGTCTGCTGTCATATTGACCTGCGAGATGAGGGCGTTACGCTGGTCTTCGACGGACTGGCGAGCCTTGGTGGCTTCGGTCGTCGCTCCTTCTGCAAGTTGCTGTCGGGCGAGGGCGTTATCACGCATCAGCACACCACCCTGTCGGGCTGCTTCGCTGGACTGACCAAGGCCGGTGCGGGCGAGCGAGAAAGCCAACTGATCGCTCACCTGCTTGTACTGGTCGTTGACCTGCGGGGTGGCAAAGTTCTTGTAAGCCTGTCCGCGCTGCTTGAAGAAGCTGTCGTCGAACTGGTTGAAACGCTCGTTGATGTTGCCGACGCCCTGCTTGATACGCGCCTGGCGAGCCTGTTCGTCGGCGCGAGCCTGGGCTGCGCCACCATCGCCGCCTCCTCCTCCGAAACACATGTTATCGGACAGACCCTCCCATGTTCAGCTCTTGCTTCATATTTCAGTTAGATTGTGTGCCTGCCGGCGGCTTTGTCCAGCAATACAGGTAGAACGCCTCTCCGGACTTGCCGTAATTGGATACTTCACACTCCTTGACCGCGCCGAGAAGCTCCAGCCATCGGTGGGCGACGTCGTGGGTGGCGATGCTCCGGCACTCCAGGCGATGCCACCCGATTTCGTCTAGGACTGGAAAGAAAACCTTCCTGGCGAACCGATGCACGGACAGGGATATCTCGTCGAACCTGTCGGTTGCGAACATCCAGATCGACATGACGCCGTTCCACATGGGCATGGCACCGCACGCGACTACAGGTTCGCCGTCGTCGGCATGTAGGATATATCCGCCGCCGTTCATCCGTAGGATCGAATTGCCGAATTCCCAAGGATCGTCGGTCCATTGGGTGGCGTAAATCTCCGCCTTGTCCTTCGCCCTCATGTTATGGACGATGTACTGTACCGCTTCCGGATACAGTTCAGTCGCTCTCATTGAAGTCGAAGTGGGCGATAAGGTTGGCAAGTCGGGCGTAGCCGGCAGAGTCGCATGTCAGACGTACGCCGACGTGCGTTCCCATGCCGCTGGCCTGGATGCGTCCAAGGGTGAAGGTGGGCTGGCTGACGGTAGCCACAAGGTCGCGGGCTTCCGGGCTTACAGGATCCATGCCGATTTCGACAGCCCACTCGCCTTCACAGGTCATGTCCAGACCCATGAGGGTCTTCATGTGGGCAGGCTTGCTGCCGTCAAGGTAGGGCAGGACAACTTCCACAGGGGATGAGTCGTACAGACCGCCGGCTACGCCTCCGTAGACGTAGACGAACTGGCCTTCCTTGGCGTACACCTTGCCGTCCTTGGTCGTGAATTCCGTGAAGGAATGACCAGGTTCGTAGGTGGACCAGGCTGACACCTGGCTGCTGGGGAAGTAGGAGTAGACGTAGATCTTGTTGCCGATAGCCAGCCAGTAGCGTCCGTCGATAGGTTCGATGACGGCAGGGCATTTGACCTTCTGCTCGTCCGTCAGACCAGCGATGTCGGCCAGGACAAGTCCGTCGATGGGCGTACCGACGTCATTGACGACGGCAGAATTGGAGCTGTCGCGCGCGCGGATGGAGCGTACGCCAGAGTCGGAAAGGTAGAAGACGTCCAGGTCGCCTACCGAGATGACGCTCTTCTGTCCGAAAGCCCCGGTGTTTGAAAGCACCTGGCCTTGGCGGTTGTTGGCAGGATCGGTGTCGATGCTCCAAAGCTGAACCGCTCGGCGCGAGAATGAAGCCACGTTGCCTTGATACAGGGCGATGGCCGTCAGCACCTCGTTGCCGCCGGAGTTGTTGGACATGTTGATGAAGCCTGCGCCGACTCCGTCCTGTCCCCACTTGGTCGGCTGATTGACGCCGGAGAAGAACAGGCTAGATCCAGACCCAAGGTGAGCCTTGGTCTTGTAGGTCAAGGCCGCGACAGGCTTTGAATTGGTTACGCGGGTCGCACCCCAGTAGATGGGGTTAGCAGGGTCGAGTGCCTTGGTGGCGATCAGCGTTACGTTCTTGTCCGGGTAGAACGTGCCGCCTCCGATGGAGTAGCGGACGACCTTCTGCTGGCCGGCCTGGTAATCCACTCCACCGCCCATCGAGATGACGCTGCCGATGACGACGTTACCGACCGTTTCTACGGTGAGCGTCTTTCCGTTGAACGTGCTTCCGGTTCCAGGCAAAGCCGTGATGATTACGCGACCGTTTGAAAGGGTTGCGGTGATTTCCGGTACGGACGTGAAGGTGTTGATCTGGGTTACCACGTCTTGCATGAACTTGCTATGCGAGACGTTCCAGTCCTTCTGCTTTCCGAGGATTTCGACTCCGTCCAACTTGACGGAAGTGATGGCATTGGTAGAACCACCGCTCAAAGTACCCATCGTAGCGATGTACTTCGTATTGTCGTATGGGCTTTGCGAGATGGTAGCAGGGTCAATCAACTGATGGATGTCGTAGACCTGGTGAGGATTGCCATCGAATTCAATCTGGACGAGATAACCATTGGCGTTGATGCCCTTTTCAGCCGGAGCATAAAGGTACATCGAATTCGTGTCATTACCTGTGTTTTCGTCGCGTCGATACGAAAGTGCGGAGTATCCGTGGGAAAGCCCGGCAGAGGTATTCTCGTTGATGACCCTTGCGATGTTATACAGCAACGATCCCCAGTTCGACCCGGTGGTATAGTCCGGGTTGTAGGTGTTGTACTTAAGTCCAATCGTACCGCCCCATCCGAGAAGATCCAGACCATCGGTAGCCGTCGGGGAAGACGCGCCTACTCGGATGCTGCGGATGCCAGGGCAGTTAGCAGCGGCCATGTTGCGTCCGTCCTTCCAAAGCAACGCCGGCTGGGCGTAACCTCCGGTGACGGCGAAAGAACCATAGGCAGGTACTTCGGCCTTCGGTTCTTTGTATTCCTGCAACACCGTGGTGACGACAGGGACTAGAGGGTCGGTGGATGAAGAGGGCGTGAAGTCAACGCCGACCGGAGCAGTCACATCGACGTATCCGGCGGCAGGGTAGACTCCGTTTGAACTAGTAGCAGACCATCCGGTGGTAGACGCTCCAAACGTATTACCATTGATCTGCCACATGATCGTGGCTGCGAAAGCGTCCCAAGGATTACTCCATGAAGTCATCCAGTTTCTGGTCGTTCCGACATAGAAATCTGCGATGAATTCACCATCAAGGTATGGGATGACGTCTCCGTTATTCCACTTCGTGATGATGAAGGTCTTGCCTCCGTACAACGTGCTGTAAGGTACGTCTACAAGTTGAGGATACGGACCGGTGCTGAATCCAAGTGAAACGCTGGGATGCTTGAGATAACGGACGTAGATTCCGGTAGTGCCAATCTGAAGTTCGATACCTTCCGTGGGATGCTCCCATCCGTCCGTGAACGTGTAGATCTTGTCTGCCGTAGCCTGCAATCCGTGGAACGGCCTGGTGAAGACGTTGGTGTTGTAGCTTCCGTTCACCAACTCGAAAGCCTTACGCTTTTCGATTTCACCGCCACGCGACAGGTGTGCGTTGACCAGCTTCTGGAGCGTACCAGGCTTCGCCGTCAGCGGATGCCGGCGCGTGTCGAGGCCGGCTGAAAAGTTCTCGACGACGATATATGCC